CCCGATAAAACCGTTGAGAGAAGAGACTGGGCCGGAGAATGTGGTCAATGCCATGATTGTTTCCTTACATGCAAGTTAGGCGTATCTGTCTGCATGTCGTCAGCCGGGACTGTCAGATACACCGGATGAGCCCGGAATGCGTTCAATATACACCAAAAGAAAAGGGGGCACAAGGCCCCCTTCTCAGTCTTTTTAAGCCGAACCGGGAGAACCGAACATTCCCAACGGATCAGACCAACCGAAGCTGTAACGCTCGCGGGCTTTGTAACGGACGTTGCCGGTATCAAAGTCACCGTCCATGCCTGTAGACATGGGGGTACGCACGAAGTGCTTCAAGCCGTTAGGCACATCTGTACACAGGAACCAAGCATTGGTGTCTGTCAGATAGTGGTTAACGGTGTAGCCTTCAGGGATTGAGCCGTTGTTCTTCAATGCGTTGATGTCATTGTCGGCTGTAGAAACACGAAGTTCGGTTTCCAGCAAACGTGTGGCAACGAACATCAAAGCAGGAGGAACAATCAACTTCCTAGGCTTTGCAGCGATCAGCAAGCTACGCTCATCTGTCCAAGCAGCGATCTGAATAACAGCGTTTTCCAACGATGTTTCATTCAAGTCGGCAGGAGTAGATGGTGTGTTGCTGTTAACTCCACCAGAAACCAAGGGGTGCTGCGTCGAGAACAAAACCTGACCGTCACCATAGGTGGGGTTACCGGAACCAGTAAAACCGGTGTTCAAGATTGCAGCAGCTTTAACTTGCTTGGTGTAAGCCATACCACGGGCCAAAGCCTTGGTATAACGTGAAGACAGGCTGTCATACAAGTTATCTTCCACAGCTTCCTCTGTGATGGAAAAGCCCATCGCAATGGTTTCGTGAGTGTAACGTGCAGTCCATGCTTCCTGTGCATTGTCATAAGCGATGGCAGAACCCTCGTTTTTGACTGGTGCAGCAGCAAAGCCAGACAGCTTTGTCTCTTCTTCAAAGCTACGCTCAGATGTCTCTGTTTCGTAGATCTCTTTGTGCTCTTCGCCGTATTTAGCGTACTCAAGACCGAACAAAGCGTTCAAGCCGGGGAGTAATTCTTTGAGCAGTTGTGCGCGTGAAATAGCCATGATTTAGCTCCTTAGATGCCAACGGCGTTGCTGAAGGCGTGTGCGCCGGGATTGAACTTAACCAGAACATCTGGGAAAGCGTCAGTCACAGGAGATGCAAAGCCGATAATTTTAAACGCAGCAGCAGCGGTCTGAGTGGTTGACTCTAATGCGCTGGTCGAGTTACCTGTACGGGTAGAACCTGTAGAAGTGGACTGTACGGCAGCAAAGAAAGTGTTAGCACCAAGATCCGACTGGTCAGCAACGCCGTCCAGTTGCGCTTGGAAAGTTACGCTGTCATCCGTTACAACATACGCAGTTACCACGCCGGTTGTGCCGGAGGGGTAGTACTGACCGTAAATTTGCTGGCCTTGTGCGTTAATGTACGAACAGCCTACAAACACGCCGATAGCACCAAGATTATTACCACCAAGGTTATTGGTAGTCAAATCTGCGCCGGTAGCGGTAGACAAAGCAATATAACCGTCAGCGCCGATGATAACAACTTGTCCATAAAACAAGTTAGTACCTTCGCCAGCAGGATCGATTAAGAATTGACTCGTAGCGCCAGCATAGGGCATGCCGTCGATACGATTTATGGGTCGTAGCCCATAGGGTGCAGCAGTAGTTGCCATTTAAGACTCCTAAAAAATTAAGTACCTTTTCCGAAAGTGACCGTGGACTTACGTTCTTTGAACATAGGCATCCTCGGATCATTCTCGCGCATGTATGTATTGTCAACTGATTCCATTTGCGCATCCGCTTGTTGGCGATAATACGCATTACGTTGTTCAGTAAACTCTACAGGTGTTTTGCAAAGCAAGAGACCACCTACCTCGATACTGTCTGGAAACTTTGCCGCAGCAGAGCTAAACAAACGAATCTCGGGATGATCAGAGGCTCTAACGGGTTCCCAACCCTCGGCAAGCTTAGAAGAATAATTGGTTCCATCGTCTTTACCTTGTACAGCGATACGAATCCACCGATATTTGTAGCCTTCTTCCGCGATTGGATCGGGGAGAAGTTTAGGAGGCATCCATTGTTTTGGACGTTCCGCTACTTCGCGGGTAGATAGATCACGACTAGGACGTGCAGATTTTTCCATAATTATTTCCTCATTTCTTCAGCAACCTTACGGGCGTACAGTTCCAAAGGAACTCCCAACCGCTTGGCGAGATTCACTTGCGTCTGCGTTAGCACGATCTTTTTAGGCGCTGTGCTACGGGTAGCCGGTGAAACAACATTGGACTTGGTTCGCTGAGGTTTCGCATCAGCGGATTCTCCGGCTCCAACTTGGTCGGGGAATCTTTCACGGATGTCAGTGTCAATACGACGATAGTATTCATCACTGCCAACCCTAATACCATTCTCAACAAGTTCCTCATGTAGCCCTAAAGCATATGAAGTCATGCGTTTGTTGCTTCCAAACCACTGATTTTGGTCTTGCCACGCTAGTAGTTTTTCGTCAACGGGCGCTGCCTGTTGAGGTTGTGGTGCTATTTGTACAGGAGTTTCTTCCTCTTGTAAAGGGGCGGGTCTAAAATTATTTACTTTGTCTGCGCGGATTCTGGCAGTAGTGAGTGCTTCCTGAGCATCCAACAACTTATCAGCATCTCCAGACTCGTAAGCTTCTTTATAGAGCCGTTTAGCTTCTTCAATCTCGGAGTTAATGACCTTCTTGGCTTGTTCCAAGAGAACAGTCTGCCCTTGATTGACGGAGCCTTTGAGCTTTTTGTTTTCTTCAAACATTGCCTGAGCAAGGCGAAGAGCCTCTTCTTTTTCACGCTCGGCAGACTCTTTGGCTCTGCGTTCTTCGTGATATCCCTTGGTGAAGTGTTTAAACCTATTCTTGACGCTCTCAGAGTAGGTTGCTAACTCTTCTTCTGTAGGATCTTGCGGAGCTTCCTTCATTGGAGTGCGGTAACGATCCTCTTCCGGGGTATCGTCTACGACTTCAATTTCAGGGGTGTCTCCTTCTGGAGTTACAACTTTCCCGCCCTTTCGGAGGTTATCTTCCTTTTCATCAGGAAACTCAAATTCTGTTTTTTCAATTTCAGCCATGATTTTTCCTTAGTTAGGTCGCTGGATGCCGCGAGGGTCTTGCACAACTGCCTGAATAGAATCGTCGTTAATTAATCTCCACTCCGTTCCGTGAATCTTCATGCGGGTTCCCGTGTTAGGACGTACTAACACAAAGTCTCCCACTTTGCAGGCTGGGCCTGAAGGGAAGCGGGCTGCGTCTTTAAACGCATCGGGGCCAATCTTGGCTACAAACAGCACGGGGGATAAAAGCTCCTCGTGAAGAATTGCAGTTGCAGATTTAAGGATCCCTGTTTCACTGTATTCATCTTCTGCTTTTGGAAGCATACAAAGAATGTGGTAAGTAGCCGGATCAGGCACTTGTTTGGCTTTCTCTTCAGGGGAGGTGTTAAGCACTCCACTGAGATCTACCGCACTGACATCAAATTCAGTCATCGTCATAGTCTTTCGTTTTACGCACAAGGTCAGCAAGTTCATACTGCGCGGTTTGCAGACCTCGGATTGTCCCGCACAGTTCTTTGTAGTGATCGTGGGATTTAGCACCACCACCACTGACAACATCGACTAACTGCTTGACATGTTCATCAAGCTTTTTGTTTAAACTCTCAAGCAGTTTGTCCATCATTCACCCCCGGTACGTTTTGCGTTTAAAAGCATCTGTAAAAGCTGTTGTTTAGCCTGCAAGTCCTGCGTTTGTTGGTTGTGTTCCAACTGCTGCTGATGTTGTTGTTCAGACATGCGCATTTCTGCCTGTTTTTTCATGGCATCAATTGCAATGTCTTGCTGGGCTTTTTGTGCGGCAGCAGCAGGGTCTTCGCCTTGTGCGCCTTGCATCTGCGCCATTTTGAGTTGAAGCTCTGCCTGCTTAATAGCCAAGTCGCCTTGAACTTTCTGCGCTTTGGTTTGAGCATCTTGTTGCTTGATTTGCAACTCGGCTTGCTGCATCTGCATGACGGGGTCTTGCATCTGCTGTTGGGCTTGCTGTTGGGCTGCTTGGTTCTTGTTGATGTCCAAGAGTTGTTTTGCCGCCTGTGCAACCAACTTAGACAACTGAACCTCAACATCCTCGGGCATCTCAATGTTTGGCATCGGTAGAGTAGCGCCAAGGCGTTGCTCAATCTTGGTTCTGTACTGGAAGGCAATGTGTTCAGCTACGTGGGCCATGATTGCAGCCTGCATCTGTTGAGCCATTGGGTTTTGACCCATCTGACCCATCACCATAGGATCCTGCATCATTGATGTATGTACAGCAATGTGAGCGTCGTGATCTTGGTAAATGAATGCTTTAGTTGGCTTTCCAGTCAAGAAAGCCATGTTCTCTGAGATTGGATCTCGTGGTGTTAGATCATCATCTACAGGTACAAGCTTATCCGCATTCTTAACGCCTAAGACTTCAATCATCTGGCGGTGCAGCAAAGGGAGGTTGTAGATCTGTGGAGCGCCTTGTGCCAACTGAATGACAGCCTGATACTGCATGATCCGTTGAGCCATCGTGGCTGAATTAGGATCTGATACGGGGATAACATCCACCATGTCATAGTCAGCCCGTTTAGCTTGGGGCGTACCAAACACAGGCGTGTAGTCGTAATCCTCCGGCATGTAGTCACGGATGATTTCTTTGAGCAGTTTAAACTCTTGCTTCATTGAATAATGAACACGAGCCTGCACCGCAGACATTGTCTTAAGCTGGCGCTCAAGTAATGCTAAAGTTGTACCTACGGGAGAGTTAGCTGACATATCGCTGATGTTCATATCTGCGATTGATCCGAGTCTCCTGCCTTCGTCTGTGATCTGGTTCAAGAGAGCCAAGAGAACCTGAGAAGGTTCTTTGTATGGCAGGGCCATGATGTTCTCTTTGACTGATCCGCTAGGAACGTCTACATCACGGAACTCACCCGGCTGGATGGGAGTGTCATCTCCTTTGATTCGTAGTCCCCGAGTCTTCAAACCTCCGGGCAGATTAGACAGAGTACCCGCGTCCACCAACTGACGAATAATAGATGTACCCGCACGGGCATAACCACCGATCAGGTGGATAAGACCTAGACCATAAGCTCCAAATCCGGGCACGTAGGTGTACTGGACAAAATGCTGGCGCTTAAGCTTGTGTTTGTCGTCTTCATCCCAGTTTCTGCGGATGGAGAGAATCTCAGTCGTACCTCGCTCTAGGGTAATGACGTAAGGAAGAGCAATGCCGTCTTCATCTTCATAACCGGGCAGGTCGTAGTCTACGTGGATCTCATAGATCTGGTAGCGGTCGTCGTCATTGAGGTTGTAGCCTTGGTCTTCGGCTTTCTTCTTCTCTACGTCAGTGTAAAACTGAAGAGGTTCTCCAAGTTCTTTGTCTAAGTAAAAACCGGAGACTTGAAGCTTGCGAATGTCATTTTTTGTCTTGCGCATGATGTGAGTCACACGCTCGGAAGTCATGGCACTAGAAGCACCGTAAGGAATAATTACATCCTCTGCGGGGATGAAAATAGAAGCTTGACGGCCCAAGGAAGGATCGTAGTAGACCTTTTTAAATGCTGCGCCAGCCAGACCTAGAGAGTACAGAAGGCGTTCATGCTCTGGACGATACTCAGGCATACCTTCCGTCAATCTGTAGTTCATGTCATCTTTGACACGCTCCGCAGCCTCTTCCTTAAGTTTATCAATTGCACCAATGATTTCCGTTTTGACAGGGCCTTGAGCCGGGAAAGTCTCAATAATCGTTTCACTTTGAAACCTGACCGCCGCTTCAGTAAGTACTGTAGAAAAAACTCCACAGGCTCCGAGCCAAGGTTCTGTTCGTTCTTCATACTTCATCCCCAAAACATCAAGACCTTTGACATACATCTCCACCCAATCTTTTCGGGAGTTAACGTCTGTATCAATCATTTCAATTAGATCACTGGAAATCTTTTGAAGTTCACTGTCATCCATGTACTCTGCGAGGTTGTCGTCAAAGTTTTCCTCTTCCTCGGTCTCTGGCATGAGGTCAATCTCTACGCCGTCAATACCAATCTTAAGACCCTCGGGGTTGACAATCTCAATCTCCATTGCCGGGCTGTCATCCATCTCCAAAGCGTTTAAACCTAATGGAGCGGGATTTAATGATTGTTCAATGCTCATATTGTTCCTTAGTAGTACTCTACTTTTCTACGACGGTAAAAAGGTTCATCTTCTTCATCAGAATCAATGGAGATGAAACCTCCCAAGCGAAATCGCATCAAAGCCTGACTGCTTGAGTCAACAAGGTCGTCGTGGTCTCCATTAGGGAAAGAAGCCAACTCATCCATCACTTCTTCAGCCCATCGGGTTTCAGGACACCACACCATGCTAGATTCAAACAAAGCAGAGATAGCGTTTACACGCGATATCTTATCGTTTCCTTTGCCCGGCGTATACTCCGCAACCGGAATTCCCATCTTTCTCATCTCGTAGATCAACGGAGCGCCTGCTGCCCGCTTCTCTACAATCAAAGTGTCGGGTTCATATTCCTTGTATATCTCTAAAGCCTTGCGCTTTAGATCAGGGAACTCCATACGCTCCTTGAATGCGTCCAGAAGGATGATGTTGGCCTTCAAATTCCCCTGTTTGTCGGGATGTTGGAAGACACCCCACGTTGTACAGGCTGAATAGTCTGCCCTATTATTCTTTTCAAACGCAGTATCCCAAGATTGAATGATGTATTCGCACTCAGGGGGTCGTTTTTCCTCCCAAATCATCCAATGTTCGCGCTTAATGATTGCGCCTTCCTCGGATGTGGGGTTCTGTTGGTACTGCGCTTCCCATTTAGAGACGGGAAGCTCGGCTTTCAAGGCTTCTAGAGCTGTTTTAGACCAGAATCCGGGCCATAAAGGGTTCCCGTTGGGCATAATTGCGGGAAAATCAATGACTTCCCACTGATCTACGCCATCTTTATCGGAGTTTTTGAGGATCTGACCGGTCAAATCTCGCTTAGACCACCGAGTCATCACAATAATGATGGCTCCACCCGGCTGTAATCGCTGACGAGGGCCGGAAGTGAACCACTCATAGACCCCGTCAAACACTGCGGGGTTAGCTTGCTTGGCTTCCTGCTCAGAATGCGGGTCATCAATGATTAAAAGATCGGCTCCTTTACCTGTGACAGCACCCCCAACGCCAATAGCGAAATAATCACCACCCACGTTAGTATTCCAGCGACCTGCGGCTTTTGAATCGCTCGATAGCTTAGTTTGAAATACCTTCTGATACTGTTCAGATGAAACAAGATTCCTAACCTTTCGTCCAAAACCTGTGGCAAGTTCTGCGGTGTGTGCAGTCTGAATGATCTTCTTCTGAGGAAACTTCCCCAGAAACCACGCAGGCAACAGGAAGGAAGCAAACTCAGACTTGGTATGCCGGGGAGGCATGTTAATGATTAATCTCTTAAGCTCCCCGTTAGCTACCCGCTCAAAAGCATCAGACATGATCTTGTGGTGGGATCCCGATATGAAGATGGGCCACATCTGCGTCACGAAGTACAAAAAGGATTCTTTGGATCTTTCAATTTTGTCCATCTCCAGCAAAGCCTGAATCTTTGCACGGTTCTCCGGCGAAGCCTTGGGAACCATTGCCATGTAGTTCTTAATCTCTGCGTGGGTCAGTAGACTCATAGACGTGCTACAGCCTTTACCGAGGTATCCACCAACTTAATAGCATGGAACTTATAAGGCTTGGTCACAATGTGTCCGTCGGTCTTTAACCGATGAACAATCCTGTGGATATTTGACTTAGATTTCAATCCAATCCCTTTAGCAATAACCTCGTAAGATGGAGATACACCGTGCAACCGAATGTATGCACGGATGAAGTCCAAGACTAGCTGTCTGCGTTTACTCATATGAGGGCACACTGCCCAGTGCGGCGACTAACTGCTCCAGTTTGGTTGTCAACCACAATGTGCCTTCATATAAGTTGGCAGCCGGTACTGAACTCCGGCATCCCCAGCCTCGCAAGACAAGGGTTAACTACTAGATCTCCAAGATGCCGTTAAGGGACTTGCCAACGCATAGCGCCGAACATCCGAGTGTCGTTCGTATGTGCGTATCAGCCTACGCATTCACCAACGTTTGTAGTTTAAACGCAAACACGAACGTTCGCAATACCTTTTCTGAAAATATATATACCCCCGGGGTAGGCGAATTGGAAAGACAAGGGGGGGGTGTTCTGTGGAATGTATTTGGGTGTGTGGATTAGAGCGTATACGCGGGAGGGGTGTCG